CTGTTGGCCAGCTGAAACTGCTGAGGTACTGCCTTCTTTTCCCGCGGTGTTGAGGCTCTCTGTGGAACCCGGACAACGATCTGGTTGCCGGGAGATAGCCCCGCCGCCCCCTGTGATCTGCCTTGATTTTTCTTCTTTGTCATTTTTCTTCCAGCAGATACAGAAGAAGCCTAGTTTCCCAACCGGAGAAAGAACTGTTACCTCGGCTTGAGCGGCACAGTCTGCGGAAGGGTCTATAACAAGGGTAGGTCGATTAGCCAGTGTCAAAACAAATAACGGACTACTAAATCACATGCAATAAATACATGTGGGGCAGAAGTTGTGAACCCCACGTTTTCACCCTTTGAAGAGGAGGCCGTTGTGAACGGCACTTAGGGTCCCCTGCGGTCTTGCCGCGTAGCTTTTCACCTTCACGGGGGGTCGCTGCAAACGACACTTAGGGCCCCTTTGCCCCGGCTCATAAGAACCGGGGTTCTAAGAGGCCACCCATCTCTGCGTCTGTAATGTAGCAGAACGGGTCGGCCTCACACCTGGCCAGCAGTGCCTGTTCCATAAGGACCTGCTGCTGAGGCTGTATTCCCGTGAGGGAAAAGAATGCCTCTCTCAAGCCGGGACTCGGATCAAGCCACGTAGTGGCGAGAGTGGCCGCCCTTGATTTCGCGCGCCTGTAGAGTTCGGGCCCTGGGGCCCCGGCGAGCACGAAAGCCAAGTCCTTGTCCATCTCCAAATGAGCTCGCGCGACGTGTGGGTTCCGGAGACACCCCAAAACGATCGCCTGGACTACAGGAAAACCGCGGCACCAGGTTAGTTCCGATAGGCATTTGGCTCTCAAATATCCGTGCCTGGAACTTATATTGGGTTTACAGGACCAGCCCAATCTTGCACAGGCACGCCCAATAAGGCGAGGGTTAGCAACTCTAACACTACCCCCTTCATGCCACGCCATGATGTGCCTAGAGCAGAAAGACGCCCCACTCGCGTCCTGGTCAAGCCCTGATATGTCGCATTTGAGCTTGAAACCCACCTCGGCTGCGACGGACACGAGGTGGTTTGCATAGAGGGTCATGGTAGTGGCTGGTCCCAGAACTATACCGTCATCACCGGCACAGCGCGTGAAGAGGGCATCCTCGAGAGAGCCTGGGGGAAGCCCGCTATCCGCTTCTGTCCTCGATCTAGCTTCAACATGGAAGAAGATGGACATAAATGTGCTGAACAGGGTTGTCCAGAAGTCCCCAGAGCAGTTGGTGCCTGCCAAGTAGAAGGCCCAAGAGTCGTTGAAGCCAGCATACTTGGTTGGTGTTTTATCCCCAACCATGTACTTCGTTCGGCCACTTGACTCTAGCGCGTCGTAGAAGCCCTCTAGTCTCGCTTGCTGGTCGGGAGCAACCTCGATCCTCGTAGCGAACCTCTGAGTAGCATCAGCCACCGCCACTGCCACCTGGTCCCTTACACGAGGACAAAAGTTGCCGTCCATGCGAGTGACATCCACAGACACGGCGACAACGTCGGACAAGCCACCGTGAGACCCATTGAGGAAGGC